GATGGGCAGCGCGTCGCAGTTGGCAAGCGGTATAGCCACAGGCAACCCGTTAAGCATTATACAGGGTTCAGTAGGTTTTCTTTCGTCAGCCTTCGACCTATTCAACAGCCGAGACCGCAAAGCCGAAAAGTCTATCAAGCAGCACGAAAAAGCCGTTACCCGGTTGGGAAGGGCATACACCGCACTCCAGCACGCAGTAGATAAAGCGTTAGGCGAAACCGTGTATCAGAACCAAAGCGCAATGATACGCAACCTTCGCCAGCAGCAAGTAGAACTACGCGGCATGATTAACGACGAGAAAGGCAAGAAGAAAACCGATTGGGATAGAATAGAGGAATGGGAAGAAAAGATAGCAGAAGCCAGCCGCGAGATTGAAGACATAATAGCGGAGATTACCAAGAGCATCACGCAGACGGACGCGAAGACAGCCGCCGACGAGTTGGGCGACGCTTTGGTAGAAGCCTTCACTAACGGAACGAGCGCGGCTAAAGCCTTCGACAAGGTATCGGGCGACATATTGCGTAACGCCGTACTTAACGCTTTGAAGTTGCAGTTTTTGGAGCAGCCACTACAGGCGGCTATAAAACGCTTGCAGAAAGACATGGGGTTTGACGAAGAAGGTAACGGTTCTTTCGATGGATTGACCGAAGCCGAACAAAAGCGTTTCCGCGACGCGGTTAGCAAGGCTGGCGAGAACTTTGCCGAAGCCTTCAAGGTTTACGAAGACCTCTTTAACGAGTTGAACGAGAACGACCCCAACACGTTAAGCGGAGCGATAAAGGGCGCAAGCCAAGAAAGTATAGATTTGCTTGCAGGACAGGCTAACGCGGTTCGCATGAACCAAGTAACATCGTTAGACCTACTTCGCCAGCAACTTACAAGGCTTTCCAACATTGACGCAAACGTAGGCGTTATAGCAAGTCGTTTGCTTACCATTATTAACAGGCTTTCCGCCCCAGCCGATGACGGCTTAAGAGGGCAGGGCATAACAGACTAACAGCGTATGGAACTAAAGAAATTGAAGAAGGCTTTAGCCGCAGAAGCACAGGCGGCTGGCATTTGTTCGGAGTGGTACAACTTCATTCTAAAGGCGACCAGCAAGGAAAGGCTAATGGCGTTGTACTTCAAGGGGTTCGACTTTGTAGAAGAAAACGACTTTCCCAGCGAACCACTACGGCGCGAGTTCGACGTTATACGACGGCATTACAACATATACGAAGCCGAGCGTTTCAGCGTCAAGAATCCGCGAAGACTTGTAGCGTACACGGGCGCACAGGGAAGCGCGGAATTTACGAAC